TCAGCGGTAATTTCTTGTGCAAGAGCTGCCATAATTTCAGCTTCTACGTCTAGTCCGTGCATAGCTTGAGCGTCTTGAGCCGCTTCAAATGTCCAGCGAGCGCTGAGCTTACGTGTCTTAGCTTCAACGGTTTGCTTCAAGATTTGAATTGACATCTTGCGCCCTGGGACACCTTCCATGGTAGCTGTTGAGACTGGCTTACCATCAGGATCAACGCCTTGTCCAGAGTAGGACGTAGCAATCTTGAATGGTGTCAGTGCTTCTTCACCAGCTGCTACGTTGTCGAATGCCTCAGCATATCGTACACGTAGAGTATGGATTTGTCCAACTGGACCGGTAAGTGGTTGTACTCCAACAATTTCGTTAGCGATAACTGTTGGCATGACCCGTCGAATAACGGGAAGAATTACGCGGTTTAGTGTTGCAATGTTACCGGAACCTGTTGATCCAGCGGTTGCACTTTCGTTCAAATACCGTCGTGTGTTTTCCAATGTTGTCGCCATTACACTTTTTTTGGTACCTTGCAGGCCTTCCAAAAGAGCGCCTTTGGTATCTTGCCAGCGACTATTCAATAATTCTGACATTTAAATTTCTCCTTAATTTATACCTGCAAGTCTACGAATGTCAATGACATTATCTCTTGCACCTGTCGTTTGTTTATCTACTTTATTGCCTGTTACTTCTTTGCCTTCGTTTAATTGTGCCTTTTGTGAGTTAGTTACTTGTTTATCATCTAATACTGTAGGTAAGTACCTATCAAATGATGCTTGTAGCCTATTTGTTTGAACTGATTCGAGTAAATCTACCATAACGGCTTTTTGTGATTTATTCAAAGGATCAACCAAATCTGCAATAATCTTGTTTCGCTCTACTGATTCAGCCATAGTTTTAATACGCTTCTCTCGAGAGTTTAACGCCTGTTGTTGTTTTGAAATAAGAACTTTTGCTTCTGTAAGCTGATTTTCCTTAATCTTTACAACTTTCATCAACTTTGAAGTCTCTGATTTTTCATTTAGGTATGAGTTAGCATACTCAGATGAAAATGCTTCAAATAATCGTCGCCCAAAATCATTCTTGCGAGCTACTTCAATGTCTTCTTTTAGTTGTCCAATTTCTTTTGTAAGAACTCGTTTCACTATACCTTGAACCTTGTCCGCGTTTTCCTTAACAAATGATTTTTTAATTTCATTAAACTTTGATTTTGCTTCACGTACCAAACGTACCTTTGTGTTAGCTAAATCTCGTTTGTCAGTCTGAAACTCTGAAATTTCCTGTGCCAATGAATCTACAACAAATTCTTCTAACATACGGAACTTCTTTGCCATATCACGTTGATCAGAATGTAACTCTGTTACTTCCTGCTTCAATTGATCTTGAACAAAGCCTTTCAGCAATCCGCTACTTTCGTGAACTTTCTTAATGTATTTGGCTTTAGCATCAATCAACTGTCTGCGGTCCTCGGCTAATTCAGCCATCTCTGCGTCTAAACGGTTTGATACCATTTCGTCAATTGCTTCTACCATTACATTTTTGTCATGCTCATATTTTTGAGCAAACTCTTCACGAAGCGTTGCTGTTACCTCAAGTCGATTTTCTTTAATCTTCTTGTCCCATGCTTCTTGAATTTCCAGTCGTACACTTTCTGAAATAACATTGTTTTCTAATAATGTATTAAGTGCATCCAACATAAATTTCTCCTATTATTGGAGTCTACTGATTATATTAATCAGTGATTCTTTTAAATATTTTTGTGCCTGTTTATCTTCTGCCAATTTTAGTGCCTTGTATCCGCCTTTTGTATTCATCAAATGTTCGTATATTGGTGTTGGATAAGCGCCTGGAGCAGATGGTTGAGCAACAACGTCAATCGTAATGATTTCAAAATCACTTACTTGTCCGTTGCCATCCTCAGATACGTTTCCTGATCCACGTGAGCTTACGCCCAATTTTACACCATTTTCTAACATCGTTCTAACAAGTTGGCCCATCGGTGTCGGCAAAATCTTCATTTTGCCGTAGCCATTTGAACCGTCCATCCAAATCTCTGTAAGCATATGGGATACACGGTCCAAATTGACTGTAAGGCCTTCGGGATGGTCCACTTCTCCAAGAACACTGTAACCTCCAGCAATCTGCTCGCTGAGTGTTCTGACAGCCCTGCCAATTTCATTTACAGGATAGACTCGCTGATTTGCGTTTCGTACTCCGCCTTGTATACAAATTCCTTTCATATACAAGTCTTTTCCTTCATTGGCGTTCTCAACGATAACTTCTGCTTGATCGAACGTTAGGTGCTCTCTTAAAAATGACATCCTTATTCCTTATTACTTCGCTCTCTTTGGAGCGCCGTTCAGTGGGCTTCCTGCGCCTTTGTCAGCGGATTCAGGCTTGCCTTTGCGTTCTGCACCATGTCCTGCTGAGTTGTTTTTCCAAGTATTTTTACCTGCCTTGCCACCTGGAACATTAATATTTCCTGTGCTCATATCTTTTGGTGTTTGATTAGAAACTCCATTTCCTTGTACAGTTCCGCCTTTTCCTACTACGTTTGTTTCAGAGGATGTGCCGCCGTTAAGGATATTAGCAGTTGTTCCGCCCATATCGTTTTTGCTGGCTACTGGTGATTTTGTGTAAGCACCGTTGTCACCCATTTTACCTGGTCCAGGAAAGTTAGGTCCGCTAATCTTTTCTACGTATTCACGCATTTGCTCTGCGGCTGATTTTCGTTGATTTGATTTACTTTCGTATTGGAAAGCCTCTTCTTCTGGTTCTTCGTCACCCATGTCCATATCGTCGCCTCCTTCATCGCTGCCCATGTCCATGTCGTCGGCGCCTTCTTCGTCGCCCATTTCATCATCGCCCATGTCGTCCATTTCTTCGTCGCCGCCTTCTTCACCAGCCATCATATCTTCAAATTCGGCTTTCAAGTCAGCAAGCTCGGCTTCTAAGTCTGCAATTCTGTCGTCGTCTGCGCCTTCTTCACCAGCGTCCATGTCCATTTCGTCGTCGCCCATGTCGCCTTCTTCTTCGTCGCCCATGTCCATTGACAAATCACCTTCTGGATCTCCGCCCATTTCCAAATCATCTTCAGCTTCGTCATAGTAGTTTTCTTCTACATCGTCTTCGTCAGCTTCGTCAACTTCTTCGTCGTCGCTTTCAGAATACATCGAATTATTTTGTTGAGATTTTTCTTCTTCGTCTTCGTCTGACTTCTCATCTTCTTCGTCTGCTTCAGCGTAGTATCCTTCTTCAACTTCTTCGTCATCAGATTCGTCTACTTCTTCGTCATCAGATTCGTCTACTTCTTCCTCTTCGTCTTCTAACAGTCCTTCATAAATTGAACGACTCTTTTCAACTACGATTTCGTGGAAAAGTTCTTCTGCTTTTGCTCGGTCCTCGTTTACAAGAAACTCAAGCATCTGTTGAAATTTATCTTGGCTTTCAACCACTCGTTTCTTCATCGGCTTACGTTGAGGAGCTTTGTTTTCTGCTACTCGTCGTCGCCCGCGTCTTTTATTTTGTGCCATTGTCTTTATTCTCCTATATTATATATGGTAAGGCTGTCATATAGTTTATTTACTATATAGGTGAAAAAAGCTGCTATAATAGCACAAAAATGAGCAGTTTGATTAGGACTATAGTGTGAAAAGATTGCGAAAAATATCTTTACTAATAGTTTGATAATTTGGGTGAGCGATAAATTCTTTTGGCTCGTATGAATCTTCTTCAACAACTCTATAAAAATTTATATTTCTATTTTCTCGAAATACAATTTGTGTTTGTTTTAGCCAGTTGCCAAAGAATGTAGCCTCTTCGTTTGATTTTTTGTAGTTAGGTGTATCTGCGTATATGTTATTGACTCTCAATCCATTGTGTAATCCTTGATAGTCAAATCCTAGAATATATATGTCTGTGTTCTCGTGAAGGGTAGCTAGCCATAGAGCAGATGGACCCGAGCTCCATCCTCGCATAGGATCAAAGTAGTTTATATTAGAATATTTGTCGTAGGCTTTTTGGTAGTTTGTCCAAAGTTGGTGTTTCGTTTGATACTCAGTGCGGCATATTTCTATCACCATGCGTGGATCTACTGCTACAAGATAGTCAGGCGAAAAGGTGCGGTAAATGGCATTACATCCATATACTGGTCCGTGTGCTTGTAGTGTTGCTGGGTTGATGTCTTGTCTGCTGACGCCGTTGCCTAATACAAAGGCTATTTTGGAATGTTTGTTTGTTTTTGTTTTATGAAGTTTTGTTTGTCTGCGCTCTTCTTTTAGTATTTTCCATTGAGCTTTAGTGTAGATAGATTTGTCTACTTTAGACATATTGGATTATAATCCGCCTTCCCCCGATGCGGCTGCAAGTGCTGCCATGCCATACATTTGACGAACAAATTCAACCTCGTTTGCTTTTTCTCTGTCGTGTAGTTCAGACGCTTTGCGAGCGCGGTTAATCTGTTGTAGGGTTAGTCTTGTTTTACGAGTGTCATCAAGATTTACAACTGAATCATCATACTCAGGTTCGTACCTGTCGTCATCGTGAAAGTCTTGCGTTTCTTTATCGTAATAAAATAATTCTTTAAGTACCATAATGTATTTATACTGGTGCGGGTTCAGCAGCCGCTCCTGCCCCTCCTGCCATATCATCTGCTGTAGCTGTAGCTGGTTCTTGTCCCATTCCGCCATCTTCAGCACCTTCAACTTCAGCCATATCCTCTGCTCCGCCAATGTCAGCTGAGATACCTGCGCCTCTCATTTCGCCTGAGGAATCACCTCCGCCTTTATCCAATTCTTCGTCGTTCTCTTCACGCCATAGCCGTTCGTTTTCTGCCATGTCCTCCGCTGAAAGTCCTAAGAATCTTTTCAGAGCAAAGCGGTTGGATATGAATGGTATCTGTTGTACCTGTGAGAATGAAGATATCCGCTGATTGTCTAGTTCGGATTGCCTGTATGCTGCGAAGTTTTGCGGTGGCATAAAGCGGATATCGAACATTGTTGTGTCAATGTTGACGCCTTTTTCCAGCAAATATCTCTTGAACTCTTGATCGAATTGTGTTACAATAAGTTTTTGTAGTCTTTCGCAGTAGTTATTGAAACGAAGTTCTTGAATAAATGCTGTACCAACTCTGCCATCATTTACATTCGCTGTAGCATCTTCTGCTCCTGTTGGCAAATATGATGAAGGAATACGCAACCCTCTCACAAGTTTATTTGTGAAATATCGTAAATCATCAATCTCGCCTAAGTTTGTACCACCTGGTAGTGTCTCTACTTTAGATCCTCTTCCCTCAGCAGTTTGAGGGAAGAAGTAATCCTCGTTGATTGACAACGGATTATAACTGCTGTCGATAACATTTGTGCTGCCGCCTGACTTAGATGGAATGCGCCTTTGGTGTATCTCAGTCTTTACACGTTCAACAAATTGCATAGCTAAGTGAGATGGCATGTTACCAACATCAACGTAGAACACCCTACGCTCAGGCGCACGTTGTACTCTATAAATGAGGATAGCATCCTCAAGTAATTCTTTTTGTTTATATACTTTGAAAATAGG